ATTGCGTCCACCAAAATCGATAAGTGAACGACGTTCAGCCGTAGCGTTTGAATATGTCATCGATGTTGTTTCAGCCGATGCAAAGAAAGCCGGAAGTCCAATAGCGCGACATAATTCAAGCGCTACATATTGACGCGCTTCGTTTAGTTGCAGTTTATTTGGATCAATTCCCATTGCCTGCAATTCAACGTCAGCATTAAGAAATGCTGTTGATCGAGTTGTGCGGGCAACGCGCCAGGCTTCAAGCAATTTGCCAATACGCTCGCTTGTAAGATTTGTGCCATTAGATTTCAAAACCATCATCGGTACTGGCTCTTTTGCAAAAGCCTCTGATGCGTTTTCTAAAGCGATCGCAGCTCTAATTGTGCGACCAGCGCGAGATAAAAAGCCTTCATCTAAACCATTAAAAACAACGAGAGATCCGACGCCCATTGGTGGGACGTCCATTCCATCAACTGTGTATCCGATGATTTCAGTTTGATTTGCATTTGTTTTGTAAGTAACGCGACCAGGTGCAACGCGAGTCCATTCCTGAATTCGTCCATCTGCATACATTGACATTACTTGTCCATAAGCCACGCCAAAGAAAAGTAAATCTTCAGCAATAAAAGCATAAATAGCAGAACCGGGAACACGCGAATCAGGTTGGTTAATTACTCGATTGGGTTCGATGTGTGCGCCGGTACTTTTGACATATTGCTCTAGTGGCAAAGTTGCAAGGCTGCATAAAATGTTACGCGCTCTTGCGATCGTTGGAATTGCCATCGCTTGCTCGCGTGTGGCGCTTGACAACGGATAAAAGAAGTTATTGTAAGTCGAATTGAAAGGTGCTGGAGTCGCAGCTGCGTCTACCGTAAGTCCAACCGGTTCAGGAGCCTTCGCGAACAAATCTCTGAGTGCCATTAGCACAAAATTATACCATAATCAACCTAACACGATATCGACTTCAGAATCAGGTCGTGTCGCAAAGTGAGACACCATCGCCATTCCAACGGTTGCGCAAATTGTTGCAGCTGATGCCTTGCGACCTAAATACCAACCGCCATCTTTGAACGGCAATTTAACTGCTGACAAGGCTTGTTTGTTTAACTCGGCTTGATTGCCATGCACGAGCCTCTGTGACGTAATCGCGGAGAGCATCTCGTCACAACTTTGTCCATAAATGGCTCCGTCGATTGGGGTTGTCGGAATTCCCGCCGGTGCTAAACGGGAAGCAACCGCGCCAGCGGTTTGACGAGAATAAGCAACGGTTTCGACTGAGTATTTACGCGCCCACACAGCGATGCTGTTTGCTAGATCCTTATCGTCAATGTTTACTGGATTCGTGTAAGTCTCCAGCAACACAACGCAAAACTTGTCCCCATCAAGTCGTTGCGCTGCCACTAACGCGGCTGCCTTCCTGTCCGGTGAAAGATCGACCGCCATCCAAGTTGGTTGCTCCCGATCCAAAGTGAGCGTACCCTCATAAGCGCACTCTGTCCAACTTGACGGATTGATGGCTGGGTTGATCTGACTCACCCATTGGCATAAAAGTTCGGTGCGAATAATAGACTCATCATCTGACATTGCAGATTTGAGATTATCCAGGTGGATCGTATATCCAAGGCTAGGGTTTGCTTGTTGCCATCCGGTCATATCATCGATCGAACAACCAGGTTCAGCCGACCATTCAAACCAACCGATCGGATCATCAGATCCAGCAGCTGCTGCGAGTCCTCTTTCGCGCATACGGTTGAGAATTACGGAATGTTGGTCTCCGGCGTTACTATACATAATCGCCATTGGATTCTTGCTTGCCATTTGAGTAAAGCGCAAAGATGCCCAAACTTCATCGTCTTTATATTCGCGCACTTCGTCAAGATGAATAACATCCGGTGCTGCGATACCGCGAGCAGCTGAGTTATTGGCTCTTACGAGGTATCGAGTACCGTCGTTAAGTTTGATTTCCTGAGATCCTTTAGTTTCGTACTTCTTAACAAATCGCGTCACAAGTTGTTCATTGGCTTGAATGATTTCATCGATCTTCCAAAAGATTTCAGATGAAGTCGTCAGTTTGTGCGCGGTGTGAACCTGCAAACGCTCGCCCCAAAGGAACATTCCAGCCAAGATCCGCAGCTGCATAAAGGTTGATTTGCCATTTTGACGAGCAATAATCACCCCGATTTCGTTGTGATACCAGCGTCCATCAGGCTTGACGCGGTGCATTTCCATCGCCAAATATTTTTGCCAGGGGAGCAGTTTGAAGTTGTTTCCGGTGACTGGATCCTTCAAAGACTCGCAAAAGTCGATCATTTCTTGCCCGCGAGAGGGTAAATCGACCGCTTTGGAGCGAATACGCGGCTCTGTCGCCCCTAGGTAAGCCTGTGTGAGGCTATCTAAGCCGTTTTGATGGTTGTTAGTCATAATTACTCAGATGCTTCCTGATAGTGGCTTATAGAGCCGTTTTTGGGGGCAAAAAGATCAAGGGGGGTCATGGGTGTCCTAACGCTCTCAAAAAACGTACCCCCTTTCTGTAAATTACATTTCTTGCATAACGATTGTAAATTATCTAGGGAGTCTACTGCTTCACCAGTCATCAAGCGTCTAGGTATGATGTGATCTACGTGTGTTGCTTCCATTCCACATCGTTGGCATATATAGCCATCACGTTTCAGCACCATCAACCTTAACCTTCTCCATTGAGAGGTTGAGCCTGTGTTTCTTAATGATGATTCTTTAATGGTAGTTATGCCCTTGAAAGAATGACCAAGCTGCACAAGGTGAGCCATATCGATTATCGATGTAAGCCAATCCCCACATAATCTGCTGCTCTGTCGTTGCTGTCTTTAGATAATCAGATCGTCCTTGTGGTATTCCATAATGAGATCCATTGACTGCATCTGATCTCCAATTAGATTCTTTTGTATACAGTTTATTCAGGCAGTTCATCTGTTGTTCATCTTCTAACAATGTAGCTGCATATTCTTGTGGTGTTAATTGTTTAACCACATCAGGTGAGCCGGCATAAGCCGGTGTAAACAGAGATATCCCAATAGCAACTAGCACCCCGCGACCTGTCCGCCTCAGCGGGTCGCGGTGAGCCCTTGATGGGCTCTGCGTCGATAGCGTACCAGCCTTGTCAAATACTGAGCGTGAAATACGGCGTGTCATTGGTGTCCCCATCCATCGCCTTTGAATTGAATTCCAAACGTCCCATAGACTCTACGCATAGATTCACCGCAACAGATTGGATCTGCTTCTTCATGTATTGATCTTTCGATCTCCATTGCTATTTGGCATTTAACGCATTTGTATTCATAGATCGGCATGTTGGACACTCCATTCCTTTGAATAAGTATGTTCCATCTTGGTTGCATCTGACAATCTCGTGGCTTGGTGCTTTGCTGGCGACAATAGGCATCAAATCCTTGACTTTCATAAAAGCCAGGTACTCGCCCACGTCCTCGCCCTGCCCATTGCATCTCATAATCACGATTGGCAGTTTTCCATTGGCATTTGAAGCTGATTGTTTTATCCAGGCTAAGGGTTGGAAATCACTTCTTGCCTTTACCTCGATCGAAATGCTTGGAATGTTGAGAATGTCCTCACCCTGACGTCCAGCGCCAGCAGAATCGGCATATTCCCACCATTGTTTCAAGTAATCGGCTATAACCTTTTGAGTGCGATAGCCTCTCGTTTTTCGATGATTAGCCATTGACTGAGTGGCATCTCTTGCAGGTCCAAGTAGCATTGTTTGGTGTATCTGTGTTTTCAATAGTAGCCAAGTGAGCGATGATTACTTCCTCATTGCATAACTGACAACGAACTGACATTGACATCAAATTCATCCATTGACCATTGACATTGATTTCAACAAATCCCATTTCAAACGCTCCTTAGTTTCTGACGTTCCCATTTGCCTGATGATCCAAGGTTGTACCAACGAGTAGGACAGTTTTGAGCAGGTGCTACGTTTCCGCCTGGACAAAAGAATCCGCCCCAAGCGCGACCATTCTTCTCGCCCTCTTTCCAACGCATTTCGCCGTGTTCACATTCTTCATGATTTTGAACTCCTAGAATGTTCTCAACATTGGCAATCGCTTCAGCTGCTGAAATGGCTTCAGGTTGCTTTGGATCGTTATAAATGTTTTCTACGTGAGTAGCCCAAGGGTCTTTTTCTGCAGTAGCTGCAATTGCTTCCTGTTTTGTTTTGTAACTTGGAATGGTGACATTCTTTTCAATGTCTTTGGCTGATAATCGTTCGACCTTGCTCATTTCTTCTCTAGATGGTCTTTTACCTTTAGCTGCGTAACCGCCATTTGCAAGCGCCCGACCGATCGCGCTAGTCTCGCAATTTTCCAACGCTGAAGT